AAGTATGCCATCACCACAACCAATGCCAGAAATTGATGATAAGGTGGCAGAGTCAGAAGCAAAGCTAGAAGCTGAAAGACAAAGAATGGTAGCGCTTGGAAAACAAGGTTCTTATGGCACATTATTAACATCTGGTGAAGGTGTAAAAGAAGAAGCACAAACAGCACAAACATTATTAGGTGGTGTAAAAAAAACCAATAGAATAACTTAATGGCAAATTTTGATTATATAAAAAAAAGACTTGCACAATTAGAAAGCCATAGAGGAACATGGGAAGAACATTGGCAAGACATTCTTGATTATGTAATGCCACGAAAAGCAGAAGTAGTATCTAAAAGAGAAAAAGGTGAAAAAAGAACAGAAGTATTATTTGATTCTACTGCTATAACTGCAAACAATTTATTAGCTGCAAGTTTACATGGCACATTAACATCTCCATCATTACAATGGTTTCATTTAAAATTAAGAAGTGCTGAACTAAATCAAAACAGAGATGTACAATTATGGTTAGAAAATTCTGCAAAAAGAATGTATGACCTATTTAATGAATCTAATTTTAATACAGAAGTACATGAGTTATATCTTGATTTATGCTCTATAGGTACAGGTGCATTATTTGTAGAAGAAAGTAAGAAAGGATTTAATGAGGGTGGTATTCATTTTAATACATTACACATTAAAGAGTTTTATATTAAAGAAAATAATGATGGCAGAATAGATACAGTTTATCGTAAGTATAATTTAACAGCAAGACAAGCTATACAAGAGTTTGGTGAAAAGAATGTTGGAGAAAAACTTGTAGAAGCAGCTAAAGAAAAACCAGATAAAGAATTTACATTTATTCATGCAGTAGAACCAACTGAAGATTATGAAAGAGCAATGGGTAAGGTAAAAACTAAATTACCTTTTTATTCATGTCATGTATGTATAGAAGATAAGATGACAGTAAGAGAAGGTGGGTATAATGAGTTTCCATACCTTGTACCTAGATGGGCAAAAGCAACAGGTGAGATATATGGCAGATCACCAAGTTATAATGCCTTACCAGATATTAAAACATTAAACAAAGCAGTAGAAATAGGATTAAAAGCATGGGCAAAAGCTATTGATCCACCATTACTTGTAACAGATGATGGTGTAATTGGTAGAGTAAGAATGACACCTGCTGGTATAACTGTTGTAAGAAATGAAGGTAGTGTAAGACCATTACCTATTGGTAGTAATTGGCAGATAACAGATATGAAAGAAAACCAATTACGAACTGCAATACGACAAGCATTTTATTCTGACCAATTACAATTACAACAAGGTCCTCAAATGACAGCTACAGAGGTACAAGTTAGATATGAATTAATGCAAAGATTATTAGGACCAACATTAGGTAGATTCCAAAGTGAGTTTTTAAATCCATTAATTGAAAGAGTATTTGGTATTATGTTAAGAGCAGAAGCATTAATACCTGCACCAGAAATAATACAAGGACAAACAGTAGATGTAGAATATGTAGGACCATTAGCACGATCACAAAGAATGGAAGAATCTATTGCTATTGATAGATTATATGCATTAGCTATGCAAGTAGGACAGATTGACCCAAGTATTATGGATAATATAAACCATGATGTTGCAATAAGGTCCAGGGCAAATTTATTAGGTGTTCCTAAAACTGTATTACGAGGTACAGAAGAAGTTGCAGAAATGAGAGAAATGAGAGCACAACAACAACAACAAGCACAAGAAATGGCTATGCAACAACAACAAGCACAAACTGCATTAACACAAAACCAAGCTGTTAAAGAATTAGGTTCACCAGAAGCACAACAAGGTGCAGAGCAAGTGGAAGAATCGGCAAGGGCACTTGGTCTAGTTGAATAATGGAATTAAAAGAATTACAAAAAATGTATAGAATTACTTTTGACTCTGGAGAAGGGAAAGAAGTATTAGCAGATTTAAAGTCTGCTTACTACCATAGAAGTTCGTTTACCAAAGACCCTTATGAAACAGCATATAAGGAAGGTCAACGAGCTGTCTTAATACGAATAATCAATCTATTAAAGGAGCAAAAAAATGATTGAAGAAACGACCACAACAGAAGGTAACTCTGTAGAACAACCTGTTGAGCAAACAGAAAGTTCTGTATTAGGGTCTACTGTAAGTGATAATCAAGATTGGAAATCAACATTACCAGAAGATTTAAAAAACGATCCTACATTATCAAATTTTAAAGATGTAGAATCATTAGCTAAAACAGTAGTGCATCAACAAAAAGTATTAGGAAATCGCATTCCTATACCAAAAACTGATGAAGAAAAAATGGAAGTCTATAATAAATTAGGCAGACCAGAAGCTGCTGATAAATATGAGGTAAATGTACCAGAAGATTATTCTGCATATTTTACTCAAGACCAGATAAGTCAGTTTAAGAATGTAGCTCATCAAATGGGTTTAAACCAACAACAAGTAGAAGGTCTTGTTAATTATCAAATGGAATCTATAAAGAATCAAGGAGATATGTATGCATCCCAAGTAGATGTACAAAGACAAGAATCTGAAGCTATGCTTAAAAAAGAATGGGGTTATGATTATGATAGCCAAGTTCGTAATGCTAGGAGAGCAATAGATGTTTATGGTGATAATGAAATAAAAGAGCTAATGAATACAGAAGCAGGGAATCATCCTGCAGTTATTAGAATGTTTGCTAGATTAGGTAAAGATATTACTGAAGATATGGCACAAAATACTCAAAATAATAGTTTAGCTACTTCACCATTAGATGCAAAACAAGAAATACAGGACACTTTTAACAATCCAGATCATGCCTATCACAACCCTAGGCATAAAGATCATCAACCTGCTGTAGAAAAAATGCGACAGTTACATGAAAAAGTGTATGGTAATTCTTAAAAAAGTATGATATTATTTTTTATGTATGTATTGCCCTTATGGATAACAGTACATAAAGTCTAACGACTATAAACGAGGTTTCCCTTTATAGGATAAAAACTGCATAAATAATAATATTAATTTTAATAAGGAGAACTCAAATGAGTGTTCAAATTACTACAGCTTTTGTAGAACAATATAAAAGCAACGTATTCCATTTGGCACAACAGAAAGGCTCAAGATTAAGAGATGCAGTTAGAACAGAAACTGTAACAGGTAAATCTCACTTTTTTGAAAGAATTGGTGATACTGCTGCTCTTAAAAGAACATCTAGACATAGCGATACACCTAGAGTTGATACCCCTCACTCTAGACGTAAAGTTACTATGGATGATTATGATTGGGCTGATCTGATTGACCAAGAGGACAAAGTTAGAATGTTAATTTCCCCACAATCCGAGTATGCAATGAGTGGTGCTTGGGCAATGGGTAGAGCAATGGATGATGCAATTATTTCTGCAGCTAGTGGAAATGCTTTCGGTGGTGTATCTGGTGGTACAACTGTAGCATTACCTTCTGGACAGAAAATTGTTCACGGCTCTGCTGGATTAACTCTAGCAAAATTAATTAGTGCAAAAGAAGTATTAGATGCTGCTGATACTGACCCAGACGAACCAAGATATATGGTTGTGTCTGCAAAACAGTTAAGCGACCTTTTAGGTAGCACAACTATTACTTCAGCAGATTTTAATTCTGTTAAAGCACTAGTACAAGGTGAGTTAGATACTTTCTTAGGATTTAACTTTATCAGAAGTGAGCGACTAAGCACAGATAGCGATGGAAATCGTTCTGTACTTGGTTTTTGTCAATCTGCAATAGGTCTTGCACTTGGCAGAGATATTGAAACAAGAATCTCTGAAAGAGCTGACAAGAACTATGCAACACAAGTATTTTTATCAATGACAATCGGAGCTACGAGAGTAGAGGACGAAAAAGTTGTAGAAGTTGCTTGTACAGAGTCATAGGGAGGTAAATCATGGCAACAGCTAAATCTGTAGAGATTACAAACTTAGATGCATCTCCTAGAGTCATTTCCGAAGTCGGAAGTGTTCATGGCAAGATGAGAGTATTTGCTGATACTATTGCAGCAGGTACAGGTGATATTGACAATGATGATGTAATTATGATGGCAGAAATCCCATCTAATGCTAAAGTTATGTCAATAAAACTTTACAATGATGACCTTGATTCAAATGGTTCACCAACATTAGCAGCTAATGTAGGTCTATATAATGGAGCTACTAAGTATACTATTGCTGGTACTGAAACAGCAGCAGAAGCAGTTATTGATGAAGATTGTTATGCATCAGCTATAACAACTTTACAAGCTGCAAACACAGCAGGTGTTGAAGTTGCTTTTGAAGCTCGTAACATAAATGCTATTAATAACTATGTATGGGAAGATGCTGGTCTTACAGAAGACCCACGTGTTCCTTTACGTATTGCTCTAACTCAAACAGCTGCCGTTGCAGGTGCTCAAGCTGGTGACGTTAGTGTGGTAGTTACTTACGTAGTTGCGTAATCATATAGGTGGGATTTCTCAATAGGGGAGTCCCCCTTATTATGCTTACAGGAGGAACAGATGGCAAGTAAAGTACAGATATGCAATTTAGCTCTTACACGAATAGGAGCATCAACCATTACTAGTTTAAGTGATGGTACTCGAGAATCTAATCTATGCAATACTATATATGATAGTATAGCTGAGGAAGTAATGTCAGAAGGAGAGTGGAGTGTATGTACATTCCGAACTACTCTT